ACTGGAGTTCAGACGTGTGCTCTTCCGATCTGTCGTCGAGGACCCCGGCGAGGCCGTCGACGTGGTCGGCGTGGAAGTGGGTGAGGACCACGAGCGGGACCTGCGTCACGCCCAGTCGGTCCAGGCAGGCGTCGACCGCTCGCGGGTCGGGCCCGGCGTCCACCACGATCGCGGACCTCGGCCCGACCGCGAGCACCAGCGCGTCGCCCTGGCCAGATGTCATCTAAACACGACAAAACCTCACCCCGAATCTGGCGTGAGGTCTGTCGCTGGGCCTCGCGGTTGTAGGGCGACCGTCCTGTCGCGCGTCGACGCTTTCTGTGCTGACGATGCGTGGTTGGGTGGTCTGCTCGGCCCGGTCTGTGTCAGGCGGTGCGACGCCTGTATTGGTTGAGGACGAACTGCTCCGCGATGGTGAATCCGTCGAACTTGGCGGGGACCGCGCTGTAGCCGCCGATCTCGACCCGGGTGGCCTGCTCGGGGTTCGTGACGCTGCGGGCGGTGGCCTGCACGATCACCGCCGCGATGTCCTCGGGCAGCCAATCGGGTTGGCTGGACACCGCCTTGAAGCCTCGTCCCCTGACGTAGCTGCGGACGAAGGTCGTGACCGAGGCGAGGTGTGGCGCGATCCGCTCCGCGTCGGTGGCCGGGTCCCACTGCAGGAACGCGGCCACCTCCTGCGGCGTCGGCAGAGGTCGGAGCTGCATGGTCAGCCGATGTTCTTGATCTTGACGACGGCCTCCGGCAGGAGCGGGGTCGCGTCGTAGCGGGCCACGACCCGGATCGCCTGCTCGTCGTAGTCGGCGTACCGCTCCTTGAGCACCGTCACCGACGGCGCGAGGTCCCGCGCCACGGCGATGGTCGAGAAGTCGGCGAGGACCACGTTCTGCTCGTCGGCGTCCGTGTCGGCGTCGGCGGAGTCCGGGCCGAGCGGCAGGTGGCGGGTGACGATCACCGGGTGGCCGAGGAGGCGGAAGACGCCGTCCTTGGTCGGGTCCGGCTCGATCACCGACCGGTTGCTGCCGGTGGTCTCCTTGATCTTGCGGAGCGCCGTCCACGTCTCGGGGCGCATCACCCACTTGAGCGCCGACATGTTGACGCTCTCCGCGAGGCACATGCCGGAGGCGTCGATCAGGTCGTCGAGGCTCAGGGCCGCGTTCGCCTTGTCGATCTGCTGGACCCCGGCGTAGGCCAGGATCCCCTTCGGGGTGGTCACCCCGTCGCCGGACGCCGACCAGAGTTGGCGGTCCAGCTTCGCCGCCACGTCCGTGACGAGGCGCTGCTGCAGGGTGGCGTCGAGGGCGACGATCGCCTGTCGGGCCATCTCGTTCGAGTAGCGCGTGATGACCTTGACCGACTTCATCGTGCTCGGGAGGAGTTGCACCTCGCCGAAGTCGACGTCCTTGGTCGTGATCAGCTCCGACTCCCCGATCCAGTCCGGCTCGTCGGGCGTGGTGGTGTTCTCGTCCACCATCCCGTTCAGCTTCGGGATGCGGATCGGGCTGGCCGTGTTGAAGATGCGGGGTCCGGCGGCGAGGAAGGTGGAGGCCTGCTCCAGCGGCTGGACGAGGATCCGCTGCACCTGCTCGGCGGTGAGCTCGGTGGCGGTGGAGGTCTTGACGGTCATGGGCGTGGCCCTGTCTGCGAGTCGTGGTCTGGACTCGCGACGGGCACCCGGCCCTCGTGTCGCGGTGGGGCTCCCGGCCTCACGGCGGGTGGATCGGCACGTTGCTCTGTCGAGTTGTCTGAGGGCTGGCCCTCGCGCGCGTAGCGCTGGGTCTCACGACCGGCGGCGGCGTGTGTGTCTCGTGCTGGTGGCTACCGGCGCACGCATCAGCACTTGTGCGTACGGAGTTTCGCGGCGGTTCGTCTCATGACGTGAGATGCCGGTGAAAGATGGCCGTCTCGACCGTACGTAGGACATGACGAAGATCAAACTGCCCAACTCAGACCGGCGCGCGTTCCACGACTGGGACGAGTACGGCGAGACCTACCGTGTCGATGTGGACCTCGGAGCCAACACCATGACCTGCCGAGGATGTGCCGCCGTGTGGCCCATACCGCACTACCGAGGCAAGTTGGCGAGGAGAGCCCACGTCTGCCCCGAAGGCTGCAACGGGAAGCCTCGCGCGCGTAGCGGCGGCAAACACGCTCCGGCCGTTGTCGAGGCCCGACAGCGGGCGATGTGGGAGGAGAAGCACGGCTGGAAGGACTGGGGCTACGAAGGCCCCGAACACTACGAGATCTCGGGCGCGGGACCACGCGACCGCTCCCGCTCCAAGCTCTGGCTGACCTTCCGGCAGGCGGGCAAGAGGCCCCAACTCTCGACCCTGCTCCACGACCTCGCGGAGCACGGGGCTGAGATGGGAGACGACTCGTTCCTCGACGTGCTCGACGCCTACTGGTGACGGAGGCCGCGCCACTTCACGAGGTAGGCGACGACGGCCGGGGCGCTCTCGTAGTTGGCCGACTTGAACGCCCGCTTGGCGTGGCCGTTCGCGGTCAGCCGTGCCCGCCAGCCGTTCGGGGTCCTGACGATGTCGTAGGAACTGTCCTTCAGCCGGTAGACCTGGACTCGCCCGAACAGGTCCACGTCTCCCTCGATCAGGGTCCAGCCGTCTTGGATCTGGTGCTCAACGTCCACCCACCACACTTCCACTCAGGAGGCGTCGGCCGTGGTTCCCTCACGGCGTTGGGGTGCTCGACTTCGCCGGAGCGAGGAGGGCTCGGGCGGCCTCCTCGTCGTGGCCGCGCCGCGGGGAGAACAGGGTGTCACCGAGGGTCAGCCAGACGCGGTCTCGGGCCTTGCTCCGGTGAAGGCCGAAGCCCCGCCAACGGGCGAGGTCTTCGAGCGGGGTCATGCCCCGGCCCTCAGCAGCCCGGAGAGGCTGACGGCGTCGGGCTCCTCGGTGTGGCGGCCCTGGCCGACGTCGCCGGACGGCCTGCCCAGGTGCGGCTTCCGGTCCACCAGCTCCTCGGCGGCGGCGCGGATCTTGTCGGCGTCGGGCCAGCCGTTCGCGTCGGCGTACTCCTCGGACCACCCGAGGTCGGTCGGGTCGGTCAGGATGCCCTGGACGGCCTGCGCGATGGAGAGTTCGCGCAGCCGGGTCTCGGCCTCGTCGGTGCGCTTGGCCTTGACCCGTGCGGCGGCGGCCTCGTCACGGAGGTTCTTCACGTACGCCTCGTCGTAGGTCTTCGGCTCGGCGCCCTCCTCGTCGCCGGTGACCTCCACCTGCGCCCCCACGGCTCCCACAGGCTCCGTGGACTCGTCACCCGTGCCGACCACTACCTGCTCGTTCTCGACGCCCACAGCGTGCCCTTTCACTGGATGGTGAGCCCGGCGGAGAACCGGACCTGTCCCGCCGTCGTGTCCCACGTACGGCGCAGCTGGAGTTGGGTCCGGCGTTGGCGGTCGGCCCAGTCGTCGCCGGTCGCCGGGGCGAGGGTGCACCTGCAACCGGGGTGGTCGGTGAAGTCCTCCGCGATGTCGTGGATCGACCCGGCCAGCGGTGCGCAGTCGTCGCACGCGTCGGGGTGCACGATCCGACGCCAGTGCTCGACGCCTCGCGCGCGTAGCGCGTCTTGGTAGGCCCGGTGGCCGCGCTGCAACGGTTCGGACCTCGCGACCCTCGTGGAGCGCTGCTCGACGTGGGCGCTCATCCCTTGCATGTGGGCGGTGATCGTTGCGAACGCCCGGATCAGCCTCTCCTGCTCGTCGGCGGGTGGCAGGAGGCCGAGCGTCGTCGTCGGGAGTCCGACCGTCGCCAACCTCCACGCCGTGACCGCGGTGTCCGCGTAGGCGGTCGACGCGACGTTGGCGGCGTACACCGACGCGGCGGCGGTCTCGATGAACCGCGTCCGGGCCAGCGCGCCGGCCTGGTAGGCGGTCGCGACGGCAGCCACCTGCGCCTCGGCCTGAGCGGCGAGTGCGAACCACGCGGCGGTCAGCTCGCTCACGCCGCGCCCAGGTCTTCCTCGTCGGACGGCACGGACGGGAGCGCGGTCGGCGGGGCCGTGATCTGTCGGTCCAGCGCCTCGCGCATCCGCATCTGTCGGAAGGTCTCGATCTGCTGGGGGGTGTAGCCCATGCGGGCCAGAGCCGCCTCGGTCGGGAGGATGTTGGCCTGCACCAGCTTCGTGACGGCGTCGGCGGTCTGCGCCTCGGTGCGGGTCGACGGGTCGGCCCACACCACCTCGACGCGCTTGGGTCGGGTGCCGTTCTGGACGGCGGCGATCAAGCTCGCGACCTTCGCCCAGGACGGGCCGAAGCTCCTCTGCCGCGCCTCGCACCTCGCCACCAAGGACGCCTCCGCCGAGCGGATCGCGTCGGCGCTCGCGGGCTGGTCGCCGTGGGTCCCGAGGTAGTGGGCGGGCAGGCCGGACACGGCGCTGATGCCCTGCAGCAGCAGCTCGGCCGCCGACCCGTAGCCGGTGAGGTCGGCGGACGGGAACTGGCCGAACTGGGCGTCGGGCTCCTCGGCCTGCCAGACCCGGCGGGCCTCGTTGCCGAACGGGTTCACCGCCACAGTGACCGGCTCGCCGTCCTCGTCGGTCACCGCGTTGCCGTCCTCGTCCAGCAGCGGCTCCTCCTTGACCTCCATCCCGGTGGCCCAGCGGCGGGGCCGGGAGCCGAACTCCGACGACACCATGAGGTCCGCCAGGATCTTCGACATGGCGTCGGTCAGGTCGGTCACGTCGTGCATCTCCGAGATGCCGTCCACGTCGAGGAGGCGGCCCCGGTTAGTGAACGGAACCACCGGCACCTCGCCCAGGGGGTTGGGGAAGTTGCGGACGTGGTTCCAGCCCTCGGGCGGGATCGTGCCGCCCTCGGTGACCTGCGAGGCGGTGACGTACTCGTAGATGCGGTCAGGCAGGAACAGCATCGCCCGTCCCCGGCCGTCCTCCTTCCACCGCTTCACGGCGGCGGTCACCTCTCGGGTGAGTGGGTCGCGCAGCACCGCCACCTCGTGCGGGGACTCGACGCTCAGCGTCGGGTTGCCGGACGCGTCGACCCACACCAGCACGAAGGACCGGCCGAGTGTCAGCGCCTCCGTGTGCGCCACGCCGTGGCCGTCCTCGAATCCGGCGTCCTCCCACGCCCGGTAGATCTCGGCCGCGAACCGGCCGTCGATGGTGAAGCCCTGGACGCGCAGCCGCTCGGAGATCGAGTCCACGACCAGGCGTGGGACGTTGACCGTCAGGGCGCGGAGCCGGTTGCCCAGCGCCTCCTTGGCGTCCTCCGATAGGAACGAGAGCACCTGCTCGCCGTAGTAGTAGGAGTCGAGGTCCCGGAGCTGCGGCTCGGTCTCGTCCAGTTTGCTGCTCAGGCCTTCGAGGATCTTAACCGTCACCAGGCCACCACCTTTCGTCGCTGCGGCTTGCTCGCGTAGTAGGTGGCGCGCGCCCAGCCCATGCAGGCCGCCACGGCGAGGTCGATCTTCTTGTCGCTGTGCTGCTTCTCCTTGCGGAGCCGCGTACCTCGGTAGTCCTCGACCACCCGGGCGTTGGCCACGTGCTCGGCGAGCACCCTGTGGCCCGAGTGCGTGACCTGCCCGTTGCTGGCTGCCTGCGCGAGGCCAACCGTCGCCGGAGTCATGCGGACCGAGGTCTGCGGGAACTCCGTGACCGTCAGGCCCTGCTTGCCGAGCACCTGCAGGGACCGGCGCCACAGGAACGGGTCGGCGGTGAACTCCCGGACCCGCCACTTCTTGGCCGCCTGCAGGGCGGCCTCCTCGACGTCGAGGATGGGCACCTGCCACCCAGGGTCGCCGGGGTTGGCCCAGAAGCCGACGACGTCGATGTGCGGCACCTCCTCGCAGCTCACCGCGACCAGCGCCGTGATGTCCTGCCGGTGGCTGCCGTCCATTGCGAGTACGACCGGCGTGTTCGGCGGGATGCCCTGGCCGGTGGATCGGGTGTGCCAGACGCCGGGCTCCATCCACTGGTCCTCGGTCGCCTCGGTCCACTGGCCCAGGCGGGCTCGGCGGAACCGAGCCTCGCGGGTCACCGGCGGCAGGCCTGCACGGAGCGCGTCGGGGAACAGGAACGTGCCCAGCGCCGGGTTCGCCTGCGCCCAGGCCGCCTCGTCGTCCAGCTCGCAGTCCTTCGGGGCGGCGAACTCCGTGAACGTCGTCAGCGGGTTGGTCGGGTCCTCAAGCATCGAGGTCCGCAGGCCCCACATCACCGAGTCCGTGCCGTGCGGGGACGGCGTGCCGATGCAGAGCGTGAGTGAGGTCGGGCGCTTGCCGGAGGCGTCCATGATCACCTCGAAGACGCGGCGGTCGACCTCGCCGATCTCGTCGATCAGGGCGAGGCTCGGGTCCAGACCTTCGAGCCCGCCAGCCTCGGCGGCGTAGACCTGCAACGACGAGCCGGAGCCCGGGACGTCGATCCGCTCCGTGTAGATGTAGGAACGCTTCGCCAGCAGCGGGTTCAGCTCCGTCATCCGCTTGGCGGCGTTGAAGATGATGCGCGCCTGCTGCTCGTTCTTCGCCACCACCACGACCGACGCGCCCATGACTCCGTCGCCGTGCAGGGCATAGAGCGCGATCGCCGCCGACAGCGACGACTTGCCGTTGCCTCGCGGGATGCTCCACAGGCCAAGACGAGGGCGGGGTGTGTCGAACGCCGACTTGATCAGGTCCCGCTGCCACGGCTGCAGGACCATCGGCTGTCCGGCGCCCTGGCCCTTCGGCGTGATGCAGAACTGCTCGATCCACGCGCAGACCCGCTCGCCGCCCTCGGCGGGGAGGTCCCGCTCCACCAGAGGGCGGTTCGATGCGCCGGTCTTCGGCCCCGCCTTCGCCACGCCTGTCGGGATCGGCAAGTAGGGTGCGCTTCGTGTCAGCGTGGACCCCAGGACGGCGGAAGACCCAGCGAGCCCTTGAGACTCCCTACGAGGGAGTGCCCGAGCACCTGTTCGTGCCGTTGTGGGGCTGGCTCGACATGTTCTTGCGTCCCCAAGCCGATCTCGTCACGAAGCTGGGCATCGAGTTCCGGCTACCGCTGGCCGACACCACGATCAGCACGAAGCACCACATGGATGCGATCCGGCGCCTGCGGCAGATAGCTCATGAAGACAGGGGCTTCATGCTTGATCTCGTCGAGCACATGTTGGAGAACTACTGCGAGGCGTGGGGCTACTTCGCCGAGGCGCCTGACATGCTCGAAGGCACGTTGACCTTGGCTAACTCCGCCTACAAGGTCCGTGAGGATCGGGTCGGCCTTGAGATGAGGACCACGCCGGAGGTCCAGACCCAGGTACAGGAGGTCGTTAACGCTGCCACCGGGTCGGCGGGTGACCACCTAGCCAACGCCTGGAACGAGGCGTACTCGCGGACGCCCGATCCGGTGAAGTCGTACAGCGAGAGCATCAAGGCGGTCGAGGTTGCCCTGGCGCCCCACGTCTCACCGCAGAACGCGAAGCAGACACTCGGCACCATGATCCGGGACCTCAAGGCCAAGCCGTCGAAGTGGAAGTTCGTACTGCCCGACGGCGGGGTCGAGATGGTGCTGACGATGATGCAGGTGCTCTGGGACGGCCAGACCTCGCGGCACGGTGGTCTACATGACACACGGACCGAGACCACCGACGAGGCTCAGGCCGCCGTGCACGTCGCCGCCGCGCTTGTGCAGTATGGGGTCAGCGGCTCGTTCGCCCTGGTCTGACGCCGGGAGAGTGACTAGGTCCCAAGCTGCGGGGAGGGTGGTTTGCAGTTGTCGCCGGGGTCTACTCCCCAGGTGACCTAGAAGCGTCGCAGGTTCCGCGCGGCCGAACTCGCTTGCCGCTTCATCTCGTCGGCCGCCTCCTCGCGGGCTACCCGGCGCACCGCCTTCTCCAGTTCGTCCTTCGGCCGCGCCTGGCTCGGCGGCGACTTCGGCGGGTCCTGCAGGTGGATCACGACCGACTGCCGCTGGCGCCGGTTGTCGTTCCACTGCAGGCTGATCTCCTGTAGTGGCTCCTCGCCCCAAACGCGGATGAGGTCACCGACCCGCATCTGCTGGAATGCCCCGACGTAGGGGATGGTCTGGTCGACCTTGCGGATCTTGGTGTCCACCACGACTCGCACGTCCTTGGCGGCGCCGGGACCGTGATTCAGGTAGACGACCGCGTCGTCGCCTTCCCAGTCGGCCGTGAAGTGGGCGCGGCCCTCTGACGTGCGCTGCCTCAACCAGACGAAGATGCTCAGCGCCAACGACAGCGCGGCGATAACGAGGCCGACGATCGTTCCCGTGTCCACAGCGCCAAGGTAGACCACGCTCGCGACACTTCGGGGCGCTTCTCTATGAGGTCTTCCAAGCGAGGTAGGCGCGGTGGCCGCTGGGGATGGGCTTCCGCCGGCTCTCCTCCCACTCCGCATAGCGGCGACTTCCGGGGCGGCTGGATCCCAGCTCGGCCTGGCAGGTCGCGCAGAGCACCTGCACGTCACGCAGGCTCAGGGGCAGACCCTTCGCCTTCCTCCACCACGCGGACGGCAGGTGGTCTGTGCTGAGGTTGTCGGTCGACTGGCAGCGCGTACAGAAGTTCTGACGGGCTCGCGCCCTCGCGCTGAGCCGTCGCCATGCCGCGTCGTAGCCGCGCTCCTCCGGGGTGGCCCTGTCCCTCGCGCGCGTAGCGTCGTGAACGGGGCCGTGCTCCTCGCAGCGGCTCTCCGTCGAGGGCTCGCCGCAGTCGAGGCACGGGCGGGGCAGGCCGAGGCTCACCGGACGTGCCTCGCGATGTGCGAGTGGATCGTGGCCTCCATCGCCGCCTCGGCGGGGACAGTGCCCGACAGCCAGTCGTCGTTGACCGCCAGGTGGTACAGGATGTAGTCGAGTCCAGGGCCGCCGTAGGTGAAGCCGCCGATGTAGGTCGTGCCCTCGTCCCGCACGTCGCTGCCCGACCGGCCGGAGGCCTTCAAGGCTCCCGAGTGGACGCCGACCTTCTCCTGCGAGTCCGCGAAGGCCCACCTGACGTGGGCGTCCAGCTCGACCGTCAGTCCCGGCGTGATCACCGCGCCGACCCGTCGCGCCTCTCGGGCGGCGGCTGCTAGTGACCTGCGTCGGTCTTGGGTGATCATGCGTCGCCCCTCGCGCGCGTAGCGGATCCGGTGAGCACGGCCCGCTGCCAGCGGTCGACCGTGGCGAGAGCCCGGTCCCGGCCGATGCCGTGCTCGAGGATGCCCGCCGCGAGGGTCACCACCTCGGCGATGAGGGCGGGCGACGGCGGGTTCTGGTCCATGAGGATCCGCAACGCGTCGGTGTCTCCGTCGATCGAGGCCCGGACGAACGCGAGGGCCACCAGCTTCTCGTTCATGGCGGTTGGGTCGGCCCTGACGTGGCGAGACCCCCGGCCCAGCGACGGTTCGGGGGTCTCGCGGTGAGCACTGGTGGCGCTCGCGGTCTGTATCGACCGGGTCGCTACTTGAAGCAGGATGCCCAGGTAACGTCGTATGCGGCGCTGTCCGCCGCCGACTGGATCTTCTCGCCACTGATCGCGAAGAACTTGTCGTCCCCGGTCGCCGGGTCCTCGAAGGCATAGAGCGTGCCGTCGCGCTTGTCGCAGTCGAAGCCGTTGTTGGCGTACAACGCACCGTCCTGCACGCAACCCGAGTACGTGCCCGGAAGAGTCGCGCCCTCGACCCAGACGTCAGAGCAGTCGTCGGGGCTCGTCGGTTCGGCGGACGCCGACGAGGGCGGCGACGTGCCCGCGGGCGCTGCAGTTGGGGAGCTGTCCGTGCTGGTTGGGGACTTGGCCTCTGATTCCCCGTCACCACTCCCACAGGCTGTGAGAGCGAGTGGGAGTGTCAGTGCGGCTCCTGCGATTCTAGTTAGCATGGCGCGGACGATAAGCGCTGAGCGAGCGGCGCGCGACCCAGACTCTCGTGTGTCTCGTGTGGGTGGTGTAGCCCGGAGACCCATCTACCTCATCGGCACGTTCAGGAGTTTTCCTCAGCAGGGTTGGCCGCCGGCTAGGTGTAGCGGTGGCTTCGGGCGCTCGGCGCCGTCCCGCTTCGACTTCCACAGCGCCGCCTTGTAGTCGACCACGTTCGCGGCCTCGACCATCTCGGCGAGGCAAGTTGGGTCACGGGCGAACTCGACCAGGGCCTCCCAGATCACCCGACCGTACGTGCTCAGGATCTCGTCCTCGTCCAGCTCGCGCCGCGACGGCCGCTCTGGGGTAGTGATCAGGTCGGTCTCAAGCGGTGATTGCGTCACTGCTGGGGCGCTCCCATCGGCGGTGTTCTGCTTGGCGCTCAGACGGCCTCGTACTCGTCGGGGTCGGACATGACGTACTGCCGACCGTCTTGGGTGAATGCCTTCACACGCTCCTCGACCGGAATGCGCGCGCCTCGCCCGACGCGCTCCACGACGATCTTGGGGAACAAGGTCGAGACGATCATGCGGCGCTGGTCGAGCGGAAGCGCGTCGAACTTCCGGCCGACCTCCGCGGCGTCCGTGAGCGACACGTTCTTGACGTTCTCGGTCAACATCGCCGCGAACGCGTTGTCCGCCTCGATCCGGTCGAGACGGTCCTGAGCTCCCGCCATCTTGCCTTGGACCACTGCCTGAGCCTTGCGGAAGCCGTCGCGGGTCATCAGACCCGCCGACAGGTCAGATTCGTTCTCAGCGAACTCCGCTCGCAGACGGCCGAGTTCCTCGCGCAGGTTCGCTGCCTTCTCCATGTCCCGGCCACTCGGGGCGAGGACGGCGACATCCTCAAAGATCAGCCTGTGCCGGACGAGGCGTCGCACCATCGCGTTGATCGGCTCGCGCCGGACGTTCACGTAGCAGGTCGTGCACCGGTAGACGTCGTAGCTGTACCGCTTGCCGCCCACCTCGGCCGACCGAATCCCCGAGAGCATCTTGTGCCCGTTGCTACACACGATCAGGTTCGTGAGGAGATGTGCCGGTGGCCGGTGGCCGCGCTTCGCCCCCTCCATCATCGCCACGACCTTGCGCCATTCGTCCTCGGTGCAGACCGCCGCCTGCGGGGCGGTCGCGCCCTCGACTACCCGCATGACCTTGTCTGTTCCGGCGCGCTCCACCAGACCGGCGTTCCGCGCCCGCTTGAGCACCTTCCGCACGGAGTCGTGCTTCCACTCCTTGCCGAACGTGCTCGCCAACCCCCGCGCGTTCCACTCCTTCGCGATGCCGGACAGCGTGGACTCACCCCTGATGAAGGCCCTGATCCCCCACTTGAGCGCCGCTGTCTGCTCCGGCGTCTGCCAGCCGAACGGCGTCGGACCTCCTAGCGACTTGCCGTCTCGGATCGCGGTCTCGTTCCTCGTCTTGTGCCGCTCGGACTTCGTCTCCACCTCGTTCTCCGCGACGGCGGCGAGGATCTGGGCGACCATCCGACCTCCCGGCGTGGAGAGGTCGAGCGACCCAGCTAGCGCGGCGTCGATGCTCACCCAGTCTCCATGCCGCTCGGATGCCTTGCGGCTGATCTCGATGAACCGGACCATCTCCTTGACCGTGCGCAACATCCGGTCTGTGTTGTACGTGAGGACCACGTCCACCTCGCCGTCCTCGATCTCCCGCAACAGCGCCTCGTACTCGGGCCGCTCCTTCTTGCCCTGATAGGCCGAGACGTCGTCGTCCAAGAAGACGTGAGGCAGAACGGCGTAGCCGCGCACCTCGGCGAGCATGCGGCATCGCGCGATCTGACGTTCAGGCTTGGCCGCGTCGCCCTCACGGTTCTGGCTCACGCGGACGTAGATCGCAGCGCGCTTGGGTGCCTCGTGCTCCGTCTTGTTCATGACCACAAGCTACTCGGACCCTGACCGACGTCGCACGCCACCACCACCCACCCGGGCGGCGGCCACGGTCCCGACCTGGCCGACCAGAGCCGGCCGGGCACGCCCAGCACGACGAGCAGCAGCAGGACGCCGAGCAGGACCCCGGTGGTGCGATGTCGCAGCAGCCGCGGCAGCGCCAGCGCCACCACCAGGCAGAGCGTCACGAGCAGCCCGAGGGCGAG